GGGAGTAGCATAATGGCAGGTATTACGGCTCCACTAACGACCGCTATGAAAGTCGATGCGAAGGCGGCTCTTGCGGCTCTTGGGCGCACGGGCACCTCGTATTCAGCCCGTGAACTGCGTCACTTTGTAATCCAATGGCTCGTCAGTACTGGCTTGAGCAAGAACCAAGCAATTGCGTCATCCACAGGGCAACGGTGGTTCACGGTCGGGGCGAACGTGATCGATGGTGTTTTTGCCAGTGTGACCAACGCTCAAATCAACGTGGAAACTGGATTGGATTAGTATGGCCGAACAACTATTGATAGGTGTTGGTCTGGCTGAAATATTTAGAAATGTACAAAATGTGGTATAATATAGAGGGCTCAAAGTAAGACTAAGTATAGTTAAGGAGGAAAGTATGGTAGAGGTGGATATACAAGCCGATTTGAATATAATAAATGATCAAATAACAAAGATGGTGGAGGAACTAAATAAAATAACAGTGACTAGGGATCAAATGATTCAACAGATTCAAAATATAAATGGTGTAGCTATGTATCTAAGAGGAAAACTTCCCCAAGAACAACAAAAACAAGGTGTTGCGGAGGTAGAGACCTCTGTTAAAGATACTAGTGTGGAAGAGGATAACATTACTCGAAAAGTTGAATATCCTTAAGTAATGGAGAATATAAATGGCAGGAATAGGCTGGGAATTTAAAAAAATATTTAATTGGGATGGCGTAGGCACATCTAGTAGTGATTATACTGATGTAACTTTCGAGGCACAAACTCCAGCAGGAACACCCTTTACACTTTTTAATAGTAGTGCCCATTATCTCTATTTAGGACATAGCCAAAAATTTGATATGGCTATGTTTGATGTAGATACGGCTGGAAGTTTGGGTGCCTTAACATGGGAATATAGTAATGGTAGTAATTTCACAGAATTTATACCAGCCTCAGCTAGATTTGCTATAGACCCAGATGATAATGAGGGTACGCAATACGCATTCGATAAAGATGGGGCTGAAATATTTCCAATGAATTTGTTAGAGGATTGGGCAACATTAACTATAAATAGTTCAAACATATATTGGATTAGAGTTACAGCAGCTAGTGTGTCAACTGCACCTACAATTAAAAGAATTCAATGTAGACCTTTTGCGATATATACTACGAGTAAACTTGTCTTTGAATTATTGCAATTAAAAAATGTAACAGGAACTACGGATTTTACAACTAGTACGATTCCTTCTAAAGAAACAGTAGATTTCTTTATCAATGAATCGCAAGCTTATATTGATATGAATACTCGCAAATCGTGGAGACCAAATATAGTCTATGATGAGTATCACGAATTTAATTTGAATGGATTTAAACTTGAGATGCCAAATGCTCAACGTGTTCTAAGTGTAAAAGTTTGGAATGGAGCAAGTTGGGACGCAAAAGAACAAGGAAGAGCGAAAGATTTTTTCTTAGTACCAACTACAGGAATGGTTCAATTTAGTCGGTACTTTCTTTTACCAGCTAGATTTACAAGTTACAATGCACCAGTGTGGAGATGGGGTGGGGGAGAATTTACAATGCCGGTTAAAGTAACGTATTTAGCTGGACGAGATATTAATACAGATATTGTACAGGCTGGTATAATTCAGGAAGTCTGTAAAAAGATGGTTGCTATAGATGTGATGCGAAATGCAGATTTCGGAAACACAGTTGTTAGTGGTATGGATAGAGTTAGTATGGAATCTAGAATTCAAGGCTGGCAGGAAGAAATTGAGGATAGATTGGACTTCTTGACAGCGTTTGAGGTATTTTAAATGCCTACTGAGCCAGTTCCTATAAATGAATTTATTGTAGAATTGGAAGATCAGTGGACATACTCAAATGTTTCTGGCACCTCTGCAAAACCGGCTTTTGTAGAAGTTACAGGTGCTAGTGAACCTATGAGATTTGATTTAAATTATAATGATCATTTTGTGGGTAGGGCCGGAAGTCCAGCAATAGAGGAAGAGCCTATAGGAAACTGGAAATATGGGAATAGAACATATAATTTAGATATAGAGGTGTATACATTAACTAGTAGACAGAGACTGTATGATTTAGTAAGAGAATTACGCCGTATTTGTCATAGTAGAATACATTCTTTGACTAATTTTCAACGGCAAAGGTTTGTCAATTTTCAAGAATTAACACAGGAACAAGCTAATGTCTGGGCAGGAACCATAACTGTAACATTAGAAAATAATGCGATTTTATTAGAAACTTAGTTGTTTAATAGTATAATATATAAGAAGGTCTTTATGAGGGAGGGCAATCATGGCAATTTATAGGTCTGATCAGGCAACAGTCACCTTTGCACCAGAAGTGGGGCAGGGTGGCTATATGGAAGCGGGAGACTCTGCTTCGTTTGCAAGTACTGGTCTTGGCATTTCTACGGCAGTAAAGCCTGGAGACAGGACAGTTACTTTAACTGGTGCGTTTAATCCAAGCAGCGGAGCCAATCTTAAAACATTTATAATAATAGGAAACGATACTTATCTCAGTGGCCCTAAAGAGATGCGTCGAGTCGTTGCAGGATTTAACACGGCTACAGTAACTGTGGATACTCCATTTGGTTTCCCCCATCCAGCAATTAGTGCTGCAGCGAACTTGGTCGAATATCTGAATACTGCAGCCGATGCTACAGCAGACACTGTTACGACTGACGATAAAGGTAAATTTATTACGTGGCTACCGGGTGTCTACGAGTCAGTTGATTGCCCTGACCCAGAACAAGCCTTTGAGCCGCGTTATATTCTAGGAAATCTAACGAATCGAAACTTCTACCAGATGTATGCAGGACAGGAAACTCTGTCTGGGTCTATTGGTGGAATGATAATGCTCAATGGTTTTCCTCTACGGTTTCCTGTTGGTAGAGTTGTAACAACTCCTGTAACCGGAGGTTCTGACACAGGATTTCAGCTAGACGGGGCTGCTAAAGCTGGAGATACTTTTATACATGTTGATCGAGGGGCTGGAGCCGCTTCTATAGCGGCAGGGAGTTATGTATTGCTTGGTGTTCCCGATGGTAAAACAGCACCTAGTGGAAGTTCCCATGATCAAGCTGGAGCTAACGGTATTCATTCGGGTACGACGTTTGGCGTTGCTGCGGGTGACAAAGTAGTGTATGAAATTAAACAGGTTGTAACTGCAATTAGTAGTTCTGCTGACGCTACTCTGCATATTTGGCCCCCACTAACATATGATCATGTAGATGACGAGGATGTATATGCTGTTACGGTAAGTGCTTCTACAGAGTTCTTACATTCGATTTATGAACAGGTCGCATTGACTCCTGTTACTTGGAACGTATCTATTGTAGATGATGCCAATACTAATATATGGCAACGAAGATATGTAGGTGGGAAGATTGGTAGTATGACTCTATCGGCTGAGGCCGGAGGACTTTTAACAGGCGGTTGGGACGGAGTGAACTTCCTAGATATGGTACATAATGTAAAATCTCATCCATCATTGCCAGCAAACCAACCAATGCCTAGATATACATCAATGCAAAGTATTACGTCTAGTAAAGTAGGAAAATATAATAGTAGTGGGACATTTGACAGACCTTCCACGGCACCATATTATTTCTCGCAGGGAGAAATAAGGATGTTTAATGTAGCCGCTGCTAGTGGAACAGCACTGGCTAGATTACAAAGCTTTAATTTATCTATTAGTAATAGTCCTGAACCTAAATATTATGTAGGGGCACAATATGACGGTAGAAGGGCACCTAAAGAGCAGTTTGAAGGAAACCGAGAGTATACTATGTCTGCTACTCTAGCAACCAATGATTCTGTTAATAAGGGCACTGAAGATGTTGCTGATCTATTTAGAGAGTTGTTATTGGCTGGTGATTATCGAGGTGGTACTGCCTTTAAAGGCTTTGGTATAGAATTAACATTTATACGAGACTTAGCTACTCTTAATGAATCCACAGAAAAAGATTATATCAAGATTACTATACCAAATGATGGTACGGCTGCCCAAGGAGGAAACGAACAAGGAGCGTTTATCAGAACTGCTCCACATCATTTAGGTGATACAAATCCAATTTCGGCAGATGCGGATATTGTATTTAGGAGTATGAAAATAGACATTAGGGATTACGAACCGATATATCCATAGAAGGAGGACATATGACAGTAAGTAGTGAAAGTAAAGTAAAGGCGGTATTTGATTATAACAAATATTTAATATCACATGATCCAGAAATACGAACTCTTGAAATTTCCGGAACTGGCGAATCCTTTGAAGTGTCAGTAAAACAAATTTCGTGGAGTAAACGAAATCAGATAATTTCTAAGAATCTTCATTGGGATAGTACAGGAAATACAAGTTTTAGTGCTGATGGTTATGTAAGAGATTGTTTGAAGGAGATTATAGTAGAGGCTCCATGGGGACGAACCACGGAAACTCTTCTTCTTTCTTTTGATGATCGGTTGGGAACGGCTTTAGAAACTCTCGTTCCTAAAGCTTTTGGTGAAGGTGTGGATGATACAATAGACTCAGGAGTAATAAAAAAAGAGCAATGACATATTTGAGGGGAGTGGCGAACCCTCATGATCCAACAGAAGCCCTGGTGTTTTCATATTGGATAGTTGTAGTACAATTATTAAAACAGGGGATTCCGTGGGAGGCTATACAAAAATTTTCTGAAGAAGAGATTATTTTTCTTTTGGGGGTGCTTGCGGCATTTAGTCAAAAGGACGAAGAAGATCAACAGAGAGCCATGGCTGCAGCCCATTAAAAGGAGTAAATTATGCCAGCAGCAACACAAGTAGACGTTTTATTAAAATGGAACGGTGGCGGGGGCAGGTCTGGCCCAGACGCATCCGGTACCGGTTCTAAACCTGCTGCCAAAGATACTGACAAGGGAGAAAAACCATCTGTCGATACTCCCATATTCAAGAAACTGCTTGGTGGTGTCGGGAAGTTTGTTAAAGGTCAACTAGGATTAAACTTTGGTGTTGGAGCCTTGCTTAAGCAGTCTCAGATATTCACTAGCACAATTGGTGTTATCTTCCAGCTACTTGGCGCATTAATTGACGTTATGTTAGCTCCCTTGCTTCCTATGGTTATGCCTCTAATACGTTGGTTAACTAAGGGAATTCCATTAATGCAGCGGCTTATGCAGAACTGGATTGTTCCCCTAATAACGGGTATTTCTGAGGTACTGAAGTCAGTGTGGGCGTGGGTCGACGGCTTTTTGTCTACGTGGGATGGAAGTCTAGAGATGCTTCTTGGGCCAGAAGGTATAGGTGGTTTAACAGATAAGTTTAGGGATTGGTGGAAGAGTACGGCTTCTCCGTGGCTTGGAGAGACACTTATAGATGTAAGGGATTCTATAGGACAAAAAATAGTCGATATATGGGAGTGGTTTAAAGGAACTGATACAAGAGTTAAAGGATGGATTATAGCATTCTTTATTACTCAAACTGGTAGATTATTAAAATGGTTGGTGACGCTGCCGGTCTTTTTGCTTAAACTACTATTTAAGATACCGGGTTTCTTAGTTAAGATGACAAGTGGGCTAATCAAAATGATGTTTCCTTTTTTTGGTGGTATATTTGTAAGAGCTATTGGGGCGGTAAGTGGTTTCTTTACGAGTCTTGGTGGAAGGATAATAACTCCTATAAAGAAACTTCCGGAACTTATTTATAAGGGAGCCTTAAGTTTAATTTCGCTGATAATGAAGGGTCTAGGTGGAGTATTAGGAAAACTACCCTTTATTGGTGGTAAACTTGAAAAGATGCTTGGTGGTGTCTCGAAACTAGTTACTGCTGCTAAAAATCCTAAAGTATTAGCAAGTTCTATAGGTAAAGTATTGGGTGGAGGTAAACTTCTTACTGCACTAGGGGGAGTTGCTAAACTGACTAAAGCTATTCCAGTAGTAGGAGCCGTGGCTACAGCAGGATTTGGAGCGTATGAAGTTAGTAAAGCAGTTGCTTCTGGTGAATATGCAAAAGCAGGGGCACTAGCAACTAAGACGGTAATCGCTACAGGATTAACAGGTGTTGGCTTGTCTGGGTTAGGGTTAGCAACAGATGTTATAGGAACTCTGGCAGCGAGTCAGATAGGTAAGAAAACTAATGGAGCCGTACAAGCTATTAATGGGGGTGGTCTTCCAGGCTCTCCCCCCGTAGCTGGAGGAGACCTTACAGTAGCCTTGACTATAAATAACAATAGTGCTGCGGGGGTTACCCAAGAGCAAGTAACTCATGACCTGAAGGTGAAGGTTGCGGAAGGGGCAAGAATCGAAAATGAATTTGGCAATGAACTTTAGGAGATAAGAAATGGCCGAACCAGAAATTTCAGTATTATTAAGAACATGTAGTCATGAAGATATACCTAGTACTCCTACTACTACTCTATTTGGATATGCTTTGAAATGTGACAATGTGTCTATTAGCTATGCGAAAACGCCTATTCAAATTCCTATCCCTCAATCATCACCACAATTGATTGATATTGGGGTATATAGACCATCTGTCAGTTTATCTGGTGTGATAGATACTATCGGTGGAAATACCTCTGAGACTACTTCGGGTTTTGAAGGAATGTCTTCATTCACGTATACTAGAGTATCAGGTTATGGAACTCAGAGTGATACTCCTGCTAAAAAATATTTTATACCATATAAAAATAAGATAGAGGATTTTGTAACAGGAAAGATATACAGTGAGGAAAGTCCCTTAGAGTTAGAATGGGGAGATGCTTCCTTTCCTGTTTATGCGTCTTCAACCCATTCAACAGGGGGAGCAGTATATGAAGTAGCATTACAACAGTGTAGATTACAGGTTGATGCAACAAAAGAAGATAGATATACTTTTAGTATGCAGTTTGTTGTGACGAGCCGAAAGGATAGTTAATCATGGCAGTATCTATAGTTGAGTATTGGGATGGTGATTCTTGGGAACAAGCAAACACTAATGCTAGTGTAAGTGCGACTATTAGAGTAGATATTGTTGATAAGTTAGGCAATCCAAGAGTTGCGAATATTACGTTAATGAATCCATCTGCCGAGCCTTTTGGTTCTGGTTCTGATAGATATGGCCCATTAACTGGCGTGTTTTCAGATTTTACTCCTGTAAGAATTATTGAAAGTAATTCTAAAGTAGTGCTTTTTGCTGGTAAAGTATATTCATCTAACCAAGAGTATGATAAAGCTTTTGGACAGGTTATTAAAGTCTATGCTAGGGATAATCTTGCTGAATTAGCGGATATACCTACAGACGATAAAACGAAGTTTATAAGTAGTGATAGTACTGTTAATACAAGAAGCGAAATGATTCAGAAAATAATCCGTGATTCAGCTTCTGATCCACACAGTTCTTCATTAATGATTAGTACAGCTAATATTCTTACCAATGACACACAAAAATTTGAGACTAGTGGAAAAACATTATCTACAGGAACAAAATTTGATGTTTCTTCTATGGGAAAACAGGGCTTAAAAGTTATAGCTGAAATAGCTAACAATGATGCACATGAAACTTCTAGTCCTGTGAAAGATTTTGGATATGATTATTATGTAGATACTCAATTTGAATATCCAGGTGGATCAGATAATCCAGCAGCAGACTTTAACTATTTTAAACGAGGGACTAGAACAACTTTTGAAAGTACTGCATCTAATTTTAAAGGATTAACAATTGAATATCCAGTAGTTGCTTTTACAAAAACAGGTATTAAAGTACCCATGCTTCCAGATTATGATTTTAATAAACCCTCAAGCGATATGTATACCGGCGCAATTGTAGTTTTGAGAAGTGATATTAAAGATGCTGATGGAGCAACCTTTGATCATAACACTGCTCTTGAATTCGAGGTTCTAGAAGGTACACCTAGTGCTGCTTTTATTCATGCCGATCCTACTATTAGTACATCTGCATGGGAAGGGAAAAAATTCGCACGAGTTGGAGATGTATCTACTCCTGCCCTTAAGTTCGCTGATTATCTATGGAAATTAGGGGTGAACACAGATACAACTGCAAATCTAAATGGTGCTATTAATGACAGTGTTACAACACTAACTATTGAGGAAACCGGGACTGCTGGTGATGCTGCCTTTAAAACTGGTCAAATAATAATGATAACTACTGGCGGCAACTCAGAAAATATGTATGTTACTGCTGTAAATAGTAATACTGAAATAGAAGTTATTAGAGGATGGGGAAGTACTCATTCTGATTATTCAGTAGCAGTGGCACATGATGACGATGATACTATATATAGACATCCTATAGTAGGTAGGCTACAATATCAAAGCACAAATTCTGGTGCTGGGTATATTCTTATTTCTTTTGAAAGAGATACAGTTAGTGATGTTTCGATTAATACACAGAAAAAAGAGTTTGAGAGCATTGCTACCGGGAGTAGTGAGATTACTTTAACGAATGGTAATCAACATTTTGACTTTACTCCATCTACTGGTAGACCCAAGGTAAACTACGGAATAAATAGACCTTTAAGAATTACCGGTAATGATATTAAAAATGTGGATGCTGCACGAGAACGAATAGCGTCATCTTTATCTAGAGTTAAATTGACACGGACTGAATGCGTAGTAAGTACGCTACCTCCTCCGTTTACCTATCTTGCCACTGGCGTTGCTTCTATCACTTCTGGTACTGTTGTAGTATTGGATGATAATGCATATTTATATGGGGCACGAATAGGAATGACAATAGCTAAGGTAAATTCTGCTGGTGTTGTAACAGCTTATGGTTATATAACAACTATTAGTGGGGCAACTGTTACGACAGCACGGGGATTAAATACTGGAAGTTGGTCAGGTTATGACGGAGATATTAGAGTTTATATTCCTGTTAGAGCAGGACATTATATACGGGTTAACAACATATTAGTTAATTTTGAAGGATATATGTTTGTTCAGGAAATAACCTATACAGAACAAGCTGGGGCGCAATTAACTATGTATAAAGGTACAGGAGTTAATACTGCTGGAACTAATTCTATAGGGATTGGTACTACCTATTCAATAGTAACCGCTATTGAAGGAGAGGCACAGAAATATCCTAGAATTACGAATGTGCCTATGGGAGGGTTGGGCTGGACGTTTAGACCCACTTCTACTACTGATACAGCATCCTTCTCACCTACGGATAGAATTACCATTGCATGGACAGGTGGGGAGTTTATTATTGGAGGAATGAAGAGGTATAAAATAGTTGCCGGTAATAGTGGTGGTCTGGTTACCACAGAGGATTCTAATACAACTTTTCCATATCTCCATAAAATTGTTTTTGATCCAGATCAAACACCAGATTCTAATGGAGCTTTTACATTTGAAGTATTTACAGAGCAAGCTGGTGTTACATCTGGAGTAACTACTTTTTATCCTGATATGGATTATATAATCTTAGGCCATTGTAGGGCAGCGAAAACTTCTACTGGTTTGGCAACCCTAATTTTTGATGGTACAGGCACAGGAATGTTTGGTGGTAAAAGTGGAACTGGTGAGGATGCTTTTTCCGCAGCCTTATTTAAGAAGAGTTTACAACCATATACAACCAATATGAATCTTTTTGTGGGTAATAGTTCTGCAGCTAATAAACAAAGATATATTCATGCGACTGCTGGTGTTGCTGGGACTAGTACAAGCGGAACCATTAGTTTTGCTGATAATACGACTATTGCTCTAGAATATAATAATTCACTTGATTTAGGTACGGTAGATAATACTGTTTATTATATATATTATAAATTAGTTAATTCAGGTAATACTGAAACGTCGGATTTTACTGATGTTGATGCTGCTGAAATAGAACGTACTACTACTTATAGTGATGCTACCTCTGATTCTAGAGGACTATTAGCTATTTGTAGTACTGGTGATGTATCTGAACTGGATGAAATAGCTATTCAAGCATTCCACGGTAAAGGACAGAATATTACTGCTGATGTTATTGCAGCTAATGCTATAACTGCTGAGGCTATTAAAACCGGTTCATTAAACTCACATACAATAACTTTAACAGGTAGTGATGGTCTGATTAAAACTAGTCCTACAGTTAATGACGGTAGTGGTACAGACCAAAACGGTCTTATAATCAGTAGTGCAGGAGGTATTGTGGGGTATGCAGCAGATGGTACTGTGAAATTAAATATTGCCGCTGGCACTGGATTAATAACTGCCACAGATGTAACTCTTACTGGAGCTATTACTGCTACCAGTGGAAGTTTTCTTAATTCTACTGGGAGTACCGGTAATAATAAATCTGTAACGATTGACTCTGGATTTATCATACTCAATAACGATACTAATACCGTAGGGTCGGGTATTCGATTTGACGGACAGGATACCGGCGATACCACTGTACTACAACGTGGTTATATATACTATGATTCTTCACAAGACAGGCTTGAGATTCAAACTACAAATGATACTTACCTCTTGTTCAATGGTATATTGCCGGTACAGTCAGCAACACCCCTAGTGTTAAGCGTTGACTCTGATCAACCCACAGGCAGTTACGGTATGTTTAGATATGCAACAGATGGTGGGGGAGGTTCGTCTAGTGTATTAGCGTTTACTTCAGACCAACAAACCTCATCTCCAGCAACAGATACGGATCGGTCAGCGTTTTGGGTAATGCAATCTGAGGCTAATAGATTAATTTTTGAACCTATTGTTGATTATGCCGGTTCCAATAATAATGCTTGGATTGGATATCATAATCCATTAGTTGGAATCAATTCATGGTGGCATAGTGGTGGTGCTGGAACCGAAGCCCTTCCCACATTTACTTTTTATACAGACCTAGATACTGGTATGTATACCAGTGCCTCAAACGTACTTAGTTTTTCTACTGGAGCCGAAGAGAGGGTAAGAATTGCCTCTTCTGGTTTATATCCTGCTGACGATGATACATATGATTTAGGAGTTAGTGGTACTCGTAGGTGGGACGACATTTATGCAACGAATACGACAGTTAGTACTTCAGATAGACGAGAAAAAACAAATATTACTCCTACGCTCTTAGGATTAGATTTTATTAATGCTTTAAACCCTGTTTCATATAAATGGAAAAAGAAGCCAGAACGACCTACGTATTATGGGTTAATCGCTCAAGAAGTTATTGAAACTTTAAAAGAACATGGTATAGAGTCTAGAGATGGGTTTGGGGGAATTACAGGAACTGAAGATTCTAGCTATGGAGCAAGATACGAAGAATTTATAGCTATTTTAATAAAAGCTGTACAGGAGTTATCAGAAAAAATTAAAAAATTAGAGGAGGAAAGATAATGCCAGATGTAACAATAAGTTTTACAGACGCACAATGGACTAGGATTGTAGCTGCTTCAGCATCTATTAAAGGCCCACATGGGTCTGGAGATGTGGATGCTGCTTATCTACAGGAAAAATTGAAAGAACTTGTATCTAGTTGGGTACAAGGACATGAAAAAGCGGCTGCTAGTACGGATGCGTGGGAATAATAATTGAATAGCTATGAGGGCAAAAAAGAAGGTTGTTCGTTTACGAAATCAACATCCATTGATGTCGAATGCGGAAATTGGAAGAAAAATAGGGGTTTCTAGAGCATATGTCTTTAATGTATTAAAGAAAAATGATCTAGTAACCAATGTTCCCCATAAATTAGATATATTATACTGTGTTATATGTGGTAATGTCATGAAAGGTAAGAGATTTAGTCTTACTTGTTCTCCACGTTGCCGCTTTTTGTACAATCGAATTAAAGTTAAATGTTCTTATTGTACTGTTGAATTTTATTTAAGGCGCAGTGAAATCTCTCAGAGATATAAACGCGGATATAAAAATATTTATTGCTCTCGTTTATGTTATAATAGAGGTCGACGTGATGTTTAAGGGATAAAAAGAGGTATTTATAGGAAATTTTAGCCCTTTTTTGAAGCTAGAACGCTCTAGGAAGCCCATAGAGCAACGTTTGGGGGTCTCCGTGACCTAAACCATGGGTTAGGGTCTTAGAGGGGTCTCTATGAACATCGATTTTTTCAAATTTTACACCAAGTCTCTTATGTGCTACACTTTGATCATCGTCGTAGTTCGGAAATAATGAAAAAGAGGTGAAGTACATGAAACGACTCTTTGCTATATCTGCTGTAATTACGACAGCGCATTTTTCAGAAGATGTAGCTTTAGTAATTCTTGGCAGATATACGGAGATCAATATATTTTTTATTATTTCAGGAGTGTTAATATCAGGTTTACTTTTAGGCGCACTTAGTAGACATCCAAAAGTAAAAAAATTTTTAGGAGAGTAGATGGAAATTAATAATGATTTAATTAAACAGTGGGAGCCTAAAATTCAAAAACTTTTAGCTAATACTTTTGTCATTGGAATGGGTAGGGATGATCTTGCACAAGAACTCCGTATAGCCATTATTAAAGCAGCTAAAGGATTTGATGAAGATAGAGGTGTTATTTTTCATACTTATTTACATACAGCTATGGTTAATACATTACGCACCTTAATTTCTAGAGGTCAGAGACAACCAATAGGTTTAAGTTTAGAAACAGTTGTTTCTAGTCCCTTCACTGAAGAAGAAATTATACCATTGGCTATACTTAAAGCATTAGAAGACCCGGTAAATATTTTTGAAGAACTTGAGTTTAACGATTTATTAGATGGTTTTGATCTAACTTTTGTAGAACGTTCTTTTATAGTATTACGTCTTGAAGGATTAACTATGGATGAGATTTCAGAAGATTTACAAACATCTGCATATAAATTGCGATCCACTCTTAGAGAGAAACTAGGAGGATTGTTTGAGCAAAAAATTTTTTAGGGGTAGACGTATAAGAAGAAAAGGAGAACTTTTAAAACAACCTAACTCGAATTTGACAAAAAACGAAGGGGGATATACACTTATACATATAAAAGATGGTACGTTAACCCTAACGAATTTGGGAGTGTATGCGTCTTTTCAAGAAGCACAGGAAGTCTTACAGCAAAGCGTAGTAGAAGCAGGAGTGTTACATATATTTACAGAAAATAGTAGAGTTTTATATTCGGAGAAAAGGGAGGTATAGATGCAAAGTAGCGATTTTATTGAATCAGGAATTGTTTTTAACTTAAATACACGAGCATGTCTAGGAAAGTTTAAGTATTCTAGGTCAGATTTTCAAAAACATGGGGATGCTTATAAGTTCGTAGTTGATTATTTTGATGTGTATGGAGAGTTTCCATCTGTAGAAACCTTATGTGAGAACTATCCTACACTTGATCCATCCGCACAAAGTCTTAATTTAGATTACGCTATAGACGCATTTCAAAATCAGGTCTTGTTTAGGCAGATAGTTGGAGCGTTTCAGTCAAATAAGGAACTAGTTAGTACAGAACCTAAACAAGCACTGTCTAAAATAATGACGGCCTTGGGAGATATTGAATTAGTCTATGATGAGGATGTAGTTGAATATAGTACAAAGGCTGATAAACGCTTAGATTTATGGAAAGATCGTAAAAAGAGACGTAAACTTGGCGGTGGTTTACTTGGAATACCTACATCATTCGCATCCCTTAATTCTACAGGTGTTGGATGGATGCCAGGAGAACTTATTTCTCTATATGCAAGACCTACAGTAGGTAAAACATGGTTATGTGTACATGCAGCAGCCACTGCAGTACTGAATGGCTTCAGAACTCTTTTGATTTCTACAGAAATGCCTGTAGAATCTATTAGTTTAAGAACAGATGTAGTCTTAGCTAATATGATGGGCTACAATTTATCACACAGAGCCTTGAGAAACGGGGATGAAATGGATGAAGAAGAGTATAAAATCTTTCTTGAAGCTGTGGAAGAACAACAATTACTAGTTTGTGACCACATAGAGGGGGCTTCTAGCATAACAATTGATAGTATTGCTAGTCTTATTAGAAAACATTCACCTGATTTTGTGGTTTTAGACGGTATTTATCTTATAAGTACTGGAATTAATATGAAAAAAGCTATGTGGGAACAGTCTCATGCAGTATTCTACGGTATGAAGAACCTATGTTTGTCCACAAATACACCTATTTTCGTGTCTACCCAGGCTACGAGAGACGCTGCCGCTAATATGTATGCTCCTCCTAGACCTGATCAGGTGGCCTTTGGCGATGCTTTGATTAGAGCATCTGATGTAGCGATGGCAATGGCGATGGTAGAAGGAGACGATCAAAAAAGATTAGTTCAATATCAGAAATATAGAGATGGTCAGTTACATTTAGATGCTACTATGTTAACATGGGATGTAAATAAGGGAAATATTAAAGAAATCCCTTATGAAGATCAAAAATTTTAGAGGAGGTGAGCGAGTATGTTTAATTGGTTGTTTAGTAACAATGTAGATAAGTCAAATAGGACAGTTGTAAAAACTCTTAAGAGTAAAGGTTCCACTAAAACGGCTGTTCCAATTACTATTGGAGACATAAAGAGCGGCATTGCGATAGATGCATACGGTTATAAGAATGAAGTTGTTCTATTTCTTCGTAAAAATAAAAAGGATAGGTAAGAATGGATTGGACACAACTGTTACTTGAGGCAGGGTTTGATATACCATTAGAAAATCCTCAATTTATCTTAAAATGTCCTTTTCACGACGATGTTCATGCCTCATGTTCCATAAATGTCGATAAAGGCATGTGGATTTGTTTTAGAGGGTGTGGACAAGGGAGTTTAAGGTCATTTATACAAAAGTTTTTCGGGTTTGATAACTCTGCTTTAAGTAAATATTTAAATGAACGTGAGTTTTTCTTTGATATAAACATGTTTGATAAAGAATTACCGTTGGAAACAGGGACTCTACCTGAAGTTGAGTTCCCTTTTACAAATGGGTATGTTCCAGAGTGGGTTTTTGACAGAGGTTTTACTAAAAGAGCCTTAAAACGGTGGGATTGTGGTATGGATAGTAATAATAACCTAATCATCCCTATTAAAGACAGAGAATCTAGGTTAGTGGGGTGGGTTACTCGTCAATATGATAGAGAACCCAAGTATTTATATTCAAAAGGATTAAAAAAGTCTAAGGTCTTGTTCGGAGAATTCAATATTGAGCCTTGTTCCTTTGTATGTGTAACTGAAGGAACATTAGACGCTATTTGGTTGGCTCAACATGGCTATAATGCCGTAGCAATTCTAGGAGCTAATATGTCTACTAGTCAACAAGAGGCGGTTTTAAAGTTACCAACAGATGAATTGGTATTGTGTTTAGATAATGATGATGCAGGGAAGATAGGAACGGATAGAATCATGAGTTGCATTGCTAAACGATTTGTGGTAAGCTATATACAACTACCAAATGGGTACAAAGATGTACAAGACATTCGAGACAAAACATTATTAAATGAAATAATTAAAGAAAGAACTTTTTGGTAAGAAAAGGAGGAAAAAAATGAGTGGTATAAACAGAATAGCGACGAAGAGAGAGCAAAGTAGGAATCCAGTGTCAGATAGACCAACCAATAAAGAGGTGTGGTTTAAGGATGGAGATCAGGCTTTTATATCTCCTGTGGCAACAGGTGATGAGAATGATAATAAGCTTGATGAAATTTACATGTACACATTTAAGAATTCTGAATCTAGATGGACTAATAGGCTTATTGATGAT